ATCCTCTGGTTTGTTTTGCTGTTAAAAGAGAGCATATGGCCTATGTAAGGCTTTGTTATCTTCTTAACAAAGAAATAGATAAGAGGGCAATTAAAGTATTTGTGAAGGAAGGCTTTGATACCAAGCTGTCCAATGACAAGAATTTAAGAATGAGATATCGCAAATACATATTGCCTGAAATCAAAGAAAAAGGATATGAAATTGTGAATGTTGAAAACTTAAAAGACAAATTTATGTTAAGCGTTTCAATTCCTAAAGAAGTTAAAACTATTAGAGCTCGTAAAGAATGGGCTAAAGAATCAGTAGCTGAATTTATGGAAGTGGAAAAGATTAACAATAAAGCAGGAGCATTTGAGCTATGCTTGTAATATTAGGGGGCGTGTATTGCGCTCCCTATTTTTATTAATAAAAGATTGAAAATGTGAGAGAGGAAGATGAGGGGATTATTGCAGCCATTGATGGGGACTCTATAGCTTACTTGTGTAGCAAGGACACTATAGATGAAAGCATTACTAATGTTGACAACATTATGGCTGACATATTAAGAACAACAGGAGCAAGTAAGTATTATTTGTTTTTGTCAGAGGGAAAATACTTTAGACATGAGTTTTACAGGGATTACAAGGCTAATAGGCCGCCTACAAAACTAAAGTACGTAAGAACATTATTAAGATACTTAAAAGAGCAATACTTAGCAATATCAGTACCAAGGGTTGAAGCTGATGATATGGTAATGCACATAAAAAGTAATTTTAGCAACGTTGTTATATGCGCTATGGATAAAGATGTTTTAAAAGGCATTGAAGGTAGACATTACAACTACAAAACTTTAGAGTTTGTAGAAACAACAGCGATGGGAGCTTCTTATAATTTATGGCTACAAACACTTATGGGTGATAGTGGTGATAACATTAAAGGAATCCCTGGAGTTGGAGAAGTGGGAGCTAAGAAAATTCTTGATAGTGCTGAAAGGCCTTTTACAGATAAAAAGCTTAGCAAGGTTACCTTAGAAGCTTACATAAACAAGTTTGGAGCTAGTACAGGAGTGTATGAGTTTCAGAAAAACTTTAGACTTGTTTATATGTTAAGACATGACCAAGATTTTTTAAATGAAATAAACAGACTTCCTATATTTGGGTCTCCTGTATTAGTTAACTCTAATACGGAACAAGAATGGTAAGAAGAAAAGCTATTAAATTAGAAGACGGGTCCAATGTTGTTTTAGAGATGCAGAATTGTAGACAGCTAAAGGTTAGCCCTTTTAAGAACAGTGCTGAGACATGGAATGATAAAAATCTTATAGGTCTAAATTTTAATGATGAGTTTGTTGTTGAGATTAAAGGTGTTGTTAAGTTTCAAGACAGGTTTTTTAAGGTGCAGAGAATGGTTAAGAATGATTCTAAAGCTGGTGCAGGATACTATCTTTATAGTCAGACGCTTACAAAATCTTCAAACTTTATAACTCCAATGTTAGGTCATGACAAAATATACTTTAAATGGAATAAAAATCTATGTAATGTATTTATTGGTATGGAGGAACTTGGAGACTACGGAGATAAAATATACTTAATGTATAAATATGACCCTTCTATGGAGTTTAAAGAGTTTGAGAAGAACATGAAAAGGCATGAAGATTTTGACAAGACAATAGAGCCTGACCAACATCATGTTATATACTCTTTTAATATTCCAAAAAAGTATAAAGATGATTTTGATAAAATCTTAAAAGGTAAATACTCATATGTATCTGAAGAATACAAGCAAAGAATACTAGACTTTCATAAAACAGTAAAAGATAGAGACTTAGGTCAAATATTGTACAGAAGTGAAAAACGTAGACTATTGCTTGAAAAAGAATATGAGTGTGATCCAATACCAGAAGAATGTGATTTGTATGCGCTAATGGAGCCTGAAGATGAAGTGTTCTTAAATGACTTTATAATAGAGAAGGAATCATCTCTTGGAGGCATTGAAGCTTCTAAGGGAGAATTTGAATAATTAAAAATTAAATAATGAATAATAACAATAATGTAAAACAAAATTTAATTGCAAGAAGAATGAAAACGGGAGAGCTAGTAACAGCTCTTCCTTCTCATGGTATATTTAAGTTTTCTCACATAGATGACTTAGAAAGTTTTTGCAAAAGAAACAATTGTGATTTTAAAATAGTAGAAGCAAGTGAAGCTCAAGAAGAGGAACACTTAGAACAACTTTAGGGCTAGTTTATGAAACTTTGGGTAAAGAGTACAATATGGGAGTCTTATGATCCTGGATTTTCAGATGATGAGACTTTATTAAAAATGAGTAGAGAAGGTTTTCAACCAAGGGAGTTTTGTGACTTAGGAACTGAGCTTTGGGAAACTGAATATGACACCATGGAAGAAATGAGTGTTTCAGAAAATGACGGTGAATACACCCAAGAAATTCTTGATGATGACGGCCTTAAAATCTGGGACAATGTGAAAGGTTATACTGATTACGGAAAGTCTAAGATTGAAAACATTGCTAAAGACATAATGGATAAAAAAATTGCAGAAATGAAATCAAAAATAAAAATATGATAGTAAATATTAAAAAAATAAACAAAGCGGCTACAACTCCAAGGTATGCAATGACTGGTGATGCTGGTATGGATTTAGTTGCAACAGAAATGTCTCATGATGAGTCTGGCAACATAATATACAAAACAGGACTTGCTTTTGAGATTCCTGATGGTTATGTTGGGTTGTTATTTCCAAGAAGTAGCAATAGTAAGACTGACTTAAGATTAACAAACTCTGTTGGAGTAATAGACTCTGGATACAGAGGTGAAGTTATGTTTAAATACAGACCTACTGAACATGTTGGAAATATGATTCACTATAATGTTGGGGAAAGAGTTGGTCAGATTATTATTATTCCGCACCCAAAAGTTGAGTTTAACGCAGTTGCAGAATTAAGTGAAACTGCCAGAGGAACTGGAGGTTACGGAAGTACTGGCAAATAATATTTAAAAAAGAGAGAGAGAATTAGAAAAGGGATGTATAGTTTTAGTACTTTTACATCCCTTTTAAACTAAAAAATGTGTAGATGGATAAAAATTTAAGTACAAAAGTATTAAGTGACATTACTGTATTCTCTAAATACAGTAAGTATCTAGAAGAATCTGAAACAAGAGAATCTTGGGGTCAGATTTGTGATAGGTATGAAAACATGATGAAAGGCAAATACCCTGGAATTACAGGTGACATTGTTTCTCATATGCAAAACGTTAGAGATAAAAAGTTATTGCCTTCAATGAGAGCTATGCAATTTGCAGGACCTGCAATAGCTAGAAATCATAGTAGGATTTATAACTGTGCATATTTACCTTTAAATGATTACAGGTCTTTTAGTGAGGCTATGTTTTTATTACTGGGTGGAACAGGCGTAGGTTATTCTGTGCAATTTCACCATGTAGAGCAATTACCAACAATAACAAAACCTGTAAAAGAACGCAAGTATGTTGTTGCTGATAGTATTGAGGGTTGGGCAGATGCAGTAAAGGCCTTAATGAAGTCTTACTATGGCATGACAACAAGTAAGCCTAGATTTGATTTTGGAGACATTAGGGAAAAAGGTGCAAGACTTGTAACTGCAGGTGGTAAAGCTCCAGGTCCAGAGCCTTTGAAAGAATGCTTGTTCAAAGTAGAGCAAATACTTGACAGAAAATCACAAGGAGAAAAATTAACAACTGTTGAGTGTCATGATATTATGTGTCATATTGCAAATGCAGTTCTTGCTGGAGGAATAAGAAGGGCAGCTATGATTTCTTTATTCAGTTTTGATGATACAGCAATGGCTACGTGTAAGTATGGTAATTGGTGGGAGCAAAATGAACAAAGAGGTAGAGCTAACAATTCTTCTGTAATTTTAAGACATAAAGTTACTAAGAGCGAGTTTATGGACTTGTGGAAAAGAATAGAAGCTTCAGGTTCTGGTGAGCCAGGAGTGTATTTTTCTAATGATAAAGACTGGGGAACTAATCCATCACTAAGAGCTGGAACTAAAGTTTTAACTACAGAAGGAATATTCCCTATTGAAGAACTACAAGACAAAACATTTAAAGTCAAGAATCTTAACGGTGAAATTAGTGATGCTAAATGCTGGCTGTCTGGCAAAGATCAAAAGCTATGGAAACTAACACTTAAAGACGGTAGTGAGTACTATTCAACTAAAGAACATGAATGGCCTGTTTGGGATGGAGATAGGTATGTTAAGGTTAATACCCCAAACATTAAG